TTTCTGCAAACTCTATCAGGTCTTGAGATAACTGTTTAACAAATGGAACTTTACTATGATAATTTTTAAATAGTTGATTAGCTTCGTCCCTTGATAAATTTAATTCTTTTTGTAATTTTATCTTTCCCATACCATAAAACAGCCCCAGGTTAATGGTTTTGGCCGTGGTCCTTGGTATGTGAGCCATGTCTGCTACGATCTGATGGAAGTCGGCATCATCATTATCAAATTCTTTTTTTAAATCCCCTGTTCCAGGTAGCTCTAATTTTAATGCATAGTGTACTACGATCCGTGGTTCCTGTTGCGAGTAGTCAAAGCTCCCCCATTTATATCCTTCCTCTGGTATAAATAACTCACGCATTTTTTTACCATAGTATCCTTTAGCTGGGATCTGTTGTAGATTAGGATTAGACATAGAAAATCTTCCTGTCACTGTTCCTCCTTGGTCCGATCTGATTTGATTAATATCTGCATGGATTCTACCGTTATGAACAAAACTTAATAGTCCTTCGACAAATGCATTTTTAGCTTTATCACATCGTCTAGCGACTTCAATCATCCTTAAGAATCTATTGGCATGAGTTTTTAAATAATCTTTAGGAAGTTGTGGAAGTCCAGACTTAGGAGTCTTTTTATAATCTGTAATTTTTTGGTTGTATAATAATTTTTTAATAGAAGCGGCAGCCCAGATCTGTACATCTACGCCAGTTTTATTTTTAATAATGTTGATTAAATTGTTTCTACGTTTCTCTAGCTTTTCTCCAAAAAGCTTTGCTTTTTCGACATCTATTTTAACTCCTTTAAACTTCATGTCAACTAGACAAGGAAAAAGTTTTGTCTCTAATGTAAAAATTTTTCGTAGACTTTTTTGTTTAGGTGGGTATATAATGTCGTCTAATTTTTTTTCAAAGATCTTCCATAAACGTAATGTTAAGTTAACATCTTGAATTGCATAGTCTTTGACTAATTCATAAGATAACTTATGCATGTTAGACATCGGGTCTTTAATTCCCATTTCATTCCACGCTTTATCTTTTAAATCATATTTATATTTTTCATCTTTAAGATAATCTTTACTTAAAGAATCTAAAGAATATCGAAGTCTTGTTTCATCAATTACTGACGCCGCTATCATGGTATCTAATATTTCTCCTTCTGGCATGCTACCCGTGGCCATTCGGATCCAACAAATATCGTACATAGCGTTATGAAAAATCTTTCGTAAACCCTTGTTTTTAAAGACTTTTTTGTCTAATTCTTTCCAAGTTGCTTCGGTATTTAAATTACTTGTCATGGCATGAGCAATTGGAAAATATAATTGTTGTTTAGAAGTTGCAACTGCAATACCACAAACAAAACCTTCTCCTCTTATAGCACCGGATCCTTTTTTCTTTAAACTGGGATCGTAAGTTTCTAAGTCAATTGCAATTGTATCAATGCCTTTTAAATCTAATTCTGAAATATCTGGAACAATACACATTATTTTTTAATTATCCCCCATGAGTTTGGCTTTTCTTCTTTTTTCTCTTCAGGATAATCACGATCAATTGCCATTTGGCAATAATGAATTGCTTTTTCCAGATCTTGTTTTTGATTTTTTTGTTTATGCCTACACAAATATTTAATCGCGTTTCCTTCGGCGAAGGGAATATTATTTTTATTAATAAATTCAGAAGGCTGAATAACCATACTCCGATAGTGATTTCCTCCTACCTGTCTTTTATATATATCATCACTCATCTTTTTCCTAGCTCCCATTTTCCACTTGATGCTAATGTCCAGTAATCATATATAGCTCTACTGTATGCTGTATATTTTAATCTTAACTGTACATAATAATCTTCTTTTCTAGTTACAGTTAAATCTACAATAACATTATCAAATGTTAATCCTTTTATACTATGTATATTTCCGTACTTAACTCTAATATCTTTATCAAAATCAAATCCTTTTTTTAAAATATCATTAATATATGTCATTCTTCTATCGTGTTTATCAACTCTCTTTCTTATAAGATCAAAGTCTATATGTTCTTTACAACTGTTCTTTAAAAATTTTCTCTCTATTAAATAATCTACACTATAATCCTGCTTAATCCAATCATCAAAATTCTTTACTTCTCCTTTACCAAATATTTTAACTTTACTAGAAAGATATTCCCAGAATTCTTTTATTTGAGTAAGGCTCATTGGTTGACCTTTTATAAAATTTGGCCATAAATGATGAGCTCTTAATTCTTTTTTAGATACAAAGGGAGAGCTATCTATATGAGAAAATTCTATAGCATTTTCTATAAAGAATGTTCTGATTTTTGTATCACCAGGAGTTCCTCTAAATGTAAATAAAAATGTCTCATTAGTAGTTCTAATTTTATCTAATAAAATATCTAAGTGACTACATCCATTTAAATTAGGCAAATAATAACTTTGTCCTGGAATAGTTGTACCTACTTCTCCTTTACGTACATGTCTTTCAGTATATTTAGCAGGAGTCCATACTCTGCTATATCCATATTTATTCCAGATAGGTTTAATAATTTGTTTACATTTTTCATTAACTGCTACACTACATCTTTTTCCTTCTTCTAACTCTTTAAAAGGTTTAACTGAAAGTTTATGAAAATAATCTGCATTTGATCCAGAGAATTCAAAAATAGTTTGATCAGCGTCTCCTACCATATAGTAGTGTCCATCTTTAACATTGCGCGCCATTTTCTCTGTAGCTTTTAATTGAGGAACATTACTGTCTTGAGCCTCGTCTATTATTAATGCATCGATTTGAGGATCTTTTGCAAGTTCATTAAAGTCTTCCACCATGTCTTCAAAATCACAAATATTATTTTCTTTTTTATAAGCTGTATAGACTTCGTATAATTCTGTTAGAAGTTTTATATTATTATAAGGTCTATAGTCATGGGGATTACATTTTCTCCAGAATTTTTCTAAAGTTAATCCCTTACCTCTTGCTGCTTTTACATACTTATAAAAACCATGTTTTTCTAAATTCTTTTGTTTGTCATAAAAATGTTTATTACGTGTAATTAAATTAGTATGATCTACAACATCATCAAATTTTTCTTTTTTAGGAACCTTACTTTTACAAAAAGAATGGATAGTACAAATTCTATATTTAAAAAACTTCTTACGTAAGCCTTTTTCTTTCATTTCTGGTAATTCTAAAATAGCGTCTCTTATTTCATCAGCTGCTACATTAGTATGAGATAATATAATTATATTTTCTGGAGAATATTCTTTTAAAAGATCTTTATAAAGGTTTACAATAAACCCATGCGTTTTCCCTGTGCCTGGTGGACCTGCTACAAATCTTGGATTATTCACCTGGCAACTCCTTGAATTCTCCTTCAACAATTAAATCTTCTTGTTTAACATTAGCGTTTTTTATTCTCCATGCTACACATGATTTTTCTTTAAATTTTCCTCTATTTCTTTGAGCCTTTAATACTGTTTGAACTTTTAATACTAAATCTACTCTTTCTTTAAAATTAACTTTCTTACTTTCTAAAAAATCTTCAAATTTATCTAAATTGAATTCTAATTCATTTTCTTTATGATTATAATAAGGTAATCCATAATGAAATAATTCTTTTTTATCTGTGTATGCTTTGACTTCTTTAAGATAGTTTTTAAAATGTTTTATAAATCTATAATCTTCTGCTGCTTCTTTTACGTAATCATCTGATCTTGTTCTTTTTTCATATTTCTTTCTCATGATAACTTCAAAGTCTGAAGGTTTCATTTTAGGAACCCAGACAGATGCTTGAGTAATTATTGCATCATAAAATAATTTCTGATTCATGAGTGTTGGTCCATCAACCGTAATCTTTTTTTCTTGAAGCACTCCTTCAATCATCGCATTTACATTAATAATATATCTATCACTTCCATATTCAACAATATCTCCAATTGATTCTTGTGCAATTTCTTTACCTGCTATATGTTTAACTCCTACCCAACTAAATATTTCTGAAACAGCGTTGTTAGAACATCCAATTATTTCTGCAAGTTTGGGTATACCTAAATTTTTGGTTGCTTTCTTTCCGCTTGTTCCTTTAGACATTCTTTTATTTGCTTCATCATCATTAGATTGTGCAGCAATGTTAAAAACAAATTCATCAATATCCTCTACATTCCATTCAGTATGTTTTAATAAAACTCCTGCAATAGCTGTACAATAATCATCTCTTTGACCTGTAGAAGCATATAAAATGCAAAGTGCGGCAGACAGGGCCACTTTACCTACATCTGCTCTTAAATCACCTGTATAGGCGTGCATTGAGGTATATTCCTCCCACTTAACCATTTCATTAGCTTTACTATGCTTGGATTCTGGAACTATAGTATATTTATTTGATCCACTTCTTAATTCACATAGCATGGCGCCATGTGGTAGAGTTTTATAATATTCTTTTAATTCATTTGGAAGTTTAAATTGTGTAAAATCTATTTTACCTTTCCACCAGAAATGACTTCTTGGATTAGCTCCTCTTCCAGATATTGCACCAGAAGGTTTTACATATTGAGGTATAAATCTTTTAACGTAAGTATTATCTATATCGAGATCTATGTCTTGATCTAGTCTTAATGCAATTTCACAATGTGCATAATTCTTTTCCCACTCTTCTTTTGAGATTTTAAATTTTGGATCAGACCACTTTTTGACTTCTGGTATCCCCTTCATACAAGGGATAATTATCCTACCAGAATCAATCCAGTCTTTATAATTAATCGGCGCTGTATTTTCTTTATCTATCATACTTTTAGAATGGGCGGTTTCACTCTCGCTCTGCCGCCCAATCCCCGAGGAACTTATAAGTTGATAGTTCTTTTTGTTTCTTCTTGTACTTCAGGTTTAACTTCAACTTCGCCGCTGCCTACTCTTCCAGCAAAAGTTTTAGCTGTATCATATATTCCTTTATCTGATACAGGTCCTACCTGAGATACATCCCATCCAAACCAAGTTCCTTTGTCATTAGACATTTGAACTGTTTTTAGTTTGTAAATATGGCTATATGTTGGCGGTGTGAACATACCATTTTTACCTTGAAGTTTAATACCCATCATCATTGAGTTCCATTTTCTACTCACTTTTAATTGAGTAGCTTTCATAGAAATCAAAGCTGTTGTCGGGGCATCACCTAACAAGACTACAAAATGATTTGCCGTGTTCTCAATATAATTACCATTTGGTAATCTATCTTTATAAGATTTATCACGAGTAGTTTTACTCATAATATCACTATCAGCGCTATGAATAGCAACTGGAGCACCAGTACTTGATCCTCTATCTTGCCATTCCACTAATTGTCTCTTATAATGAACAGGAACAACCTCAATACCTTTTTTGCCATCATAAAGATGACCACTTACAGTATTTAGAATCATTCCAGGTTCTGCACCTTCAATATATTTAGCATGTACCTTATTTATTTCCGGTGATAGTTGTCCTAACACTTTCAGAAATGGTAATGCTAAATCTTCTTGAGAGATGTTCTCTCCTCCTGCATTTGCATCAGCTTCGAATACATTCGGAGCCAAAGCACCTGCTTTCTCTTTTTTTATTACATTGTTCATGTTTATTGTTTCCTTTTTATTGTTGTTTTATTTCCAACGAATACGTTGAAAAGTTCCGTTGGCATTTCTTTACCT